GCGCCTACCACGTTGCACCCATGGCCGCTGACGGGCTGAAGAAGTGCGCCAAGCCGCTCTGCTACCGATGCAAGGGCACGGGTATCTCGGGCTGGAAGCGCGGCGGCTTTCGCGCGGTCATCTGCAAGTGCGCACAGGCGAACTGGAAGATGCTCTCTGGCCAGTCGCCCATCAAGCCGCCGTCGCTCGACCCCATCATCGTGCAGGCCGCGCCGAACACCGAGGGGAAGAAGTTCATCCTCGGGCCCGACGGCACCGTCGTATCGTGAGCAAGCTCTCGCAGCAGATTCAGCAGATCGGTCCCAAAGGTGGGCACTTCACGATCAGCAAGGGCGGCAAGAAGTACTACGTGACCGTCAAACCAGCGGAAGCCATGAACGAGAGCATCCAACAGGGCATCAAGCAGGGCGGCGCGACCATTGAGCCCTCGACGGGCAAGCTCGTGACCAAGGGCTACGTCGTGTCGGTGAACAAGGGGTTGGAGAAACCCGTCGCCAAGGCCCTGTGCGACGCCGCGGCGGTGAACGAGTACCGCAATGGCCCTGGCGCCAAGGAAGCGCTCACCAAGCCCGGGGCCAAGTTGGGCATGTGGTACAACGAGAAGGACGGCAACGTCTATCTGGATGTCTCGCAAGTTGAGGACACCAGGGAGAAGGCGCTCGACCTCGGCCGCTCGCACCAACAGATCGCCATTTGGGACCTGAACGAGGGCCATGAGGTCAAAACCGGCTACCAGAAGGCCAACTTGGTGTCGAAGGCTTGGGATAGGCCGAGACCTGCCCTGAAGGTCTCGAAGATTCCCCGCTAAAGCGAAGCCGGGCGCCCTAGACTAGGGGTAGGAGGTAACACACCATGCCAAAGCCAGACCGAGCACCAGATCTCGTTTTCGAGCCCACCGCCACCGACCAAGAGATCGCCGATGCGATTCAGGCGCATGTAAAGAAAATCGACGCCAAGAACGCCAAGCCCGCAACCAAGCTCAACCCGAAGGCGGACGACGCCGAAGACGAGCCCGACGAAAAGTAAGCGCCCGTGGTCATCTACATCGATTACGACGACACCATCGTCCTGCAAGACCACGACTACGCCGACCTCGCAGCGCCGTTGCACTTCCTCCCGTTCGCCAAGGAGGGACTGCTCTCGCTCAAGGCAGCGAACCACGACCTGGTTTTGTGGAGCGCTCGCGCAAGCCGCTCGCTCCTGTTCAACCCTGAGCTGAACCCGCTCGTCCGTGCTGGCGTGCTGAAGCTCAACCAGAAGCGGTGGGACGCGAGCCGCGACTTGAACTGGGCCCGTTACGACCAGATGGTCGACTTCGTGAACCGCGAGCTGCCTGGCGTCTTCGCGGCCATTGACGACGGTGCCCAGGGCAAGCCGAGCCCTGTCGACCTCTTCATCGAGGACCGCTGCGGCCACTCCGTCGACTGGCATGAGATTGCGGCGCTCTACGGCGCACCGCTGCCCCCTGCACCGCCGCCCGTTTGGGGTGTGCTCAAGCCGCTCGGCGACCCCCCGACACCGCGGGCCATCCCGCTCGACGACGATGACGAGTGGGGAGATTTCTTGCGGAGCAAGCCTGCTCCCCAGCCAGTGAAGCCCGGCCAGCGGCCAGTGATCCTCACGCCGCTGGGCTCGCCAGCCTCGCCGAACGCTATCCAGCTCGACGACGCTGACTGGAACGACTTCCTCCATCGGCGGGCACGATGAGCACCATCACTGGCGCCCTCACCCCACTGGTCAAGACCGTTCACCGCGGCGCGCAGGTGTTCGACGAGACCTACTGGGTCAAGACGGAGGCGGTGCGCGCCAACGTCGACAAGATGCACCAGGTTGGCGCGCTCTCGAACAAGCAGTATCCAGTCTTCTCTGAGGCCGTCAAAGAGCTGGGTGGTGACGGCCGAAAGGCTGCTGACTGGGCTGAGTCGTTTGCGTGGGGGCAGAATGCAGCGTCTGCGTCGCACGCTCGCAGCGTAGAGATTGACCCAGACCACCCCGAGAAGCAGGAAGTGGTCGCTCAGGGAAGCGCAAAAGGTCTGCAGGACATTCGCCAGGCCGCTCGCGACACGGCTGCGGGCAAGCCCGACGCGACACTCTCAGCTATCGCGACGCTCTCGCAGGCCATGTACAAGGAGCCCACGGTGGAGGTCTACCGTGGTCTCTACGGGAAGAAGGCTCAGGCGGTGATCGACCAGATCAGAGAGCACGGCAACGCTGAGGTGAGTTTGCGCGAGTTGACGAGCTTCAGTGAGAAAATCTGGACTGCCGAGGGGTTCGCTGAAGGTGTCGGCAGCGGGGAGAACTACGATTCGTCCAAGCCGCACCTGGTGATTCGCGTGCAGGTGCCTCGCGAGTCCATCGCGATGTCTTGGCGGGCAGTCCCGTCACTCGACTTCATGTCGGAGAAAGAGGTCACCGTACTCACTGGCGGAAGCGTCACAATCAAGAAGGACGACGCCTGGGCCTACGATTTCGTGCCGTCCAAAGGCGAGAAAACCAACAAGCCTGACTGGGCAGAAGCCGCAGAGAAAGCTGCGGACAAGCTACCCATGAACGCGGGTGGGGTGAACGTCTCTGGCAAGGTAGACCCCAATGGCTGAGGGACTGACAGCGGTCGTCAAGAGCGTCACCCGCGGAGGCACAACCTTCGACGAGACCTACTGGGTGCGCACTGAGCAGTTGCGCAAGAACATCGACGAGATGCACAAGCTCGGCGTGACGCAGGTCGAGCAGCAACACAGTGCGTTCATGCGGACGGTGAAGGTCGTTGGCGGTGACGGCAAGAAGGCCGTCGATTGGGCCGAGTCCTACACGCACGCTGGGCAGCACACCGAGACCCGGGTGAAGACTGACGAGGGCGAGACTGTTGTGAGCAGCAGCAGCACTGAGACGCTCACCGAAATGACCAAAGTTGCCCACAATGAGGTCACGGGCCAACATGAGCCCACACTGGAGGCCATGGCTTCTGTTTCCCAAGCCGTCTACCAGAGCGACGAGGTCGAGGTGTATCGAGGGGTCTACAACGGTCAGGCGCAGCAGGTGCTCGATGCCATCGCGAAGAACGGCGAGGCCGAACTGGGGCTGCACGACCTGGTGAGCTTCACCGAGAAGATCCACACCGCCAAGCAGTATTGCGAGGGCCACGGCACTGGCGGGCCCAACGACGAGGCGAAGACCAAGCCACACATCATCGTGCGTACCAGGGTGTCGCGTAGTTCAATCGTCATGTCGTGGCGCGCGGTGCCGTCACTGGATGCGATGCACGAGCACGAGGTGACGTTGCTCGGTGGTGGCAGTATCAAGATCAAAAAAGAGGACGTGTGGGGTTACAACGATCCGTCCATGGCTGAGTCAGTAAAGCCGCAGTGGGCTGCCGAAGCTGAGGCGCGCTCTGCTGCACTTCCTGAGACAGCAGCTCACAGTTGACCTGACACCTTCGCGCATGATTGTCTCCACTAAACCTGGAGGTTGTGCGCATGGGGCAGGCAAAGATCAAAGAGGAGCGCAGACTTCACCGCAACAAGTTGTGGGGTGGCGTGAAGACGGCCGAGGATGTTTATCGTGCCAGCCTCGCCCCACACCGCTGCGGTGAGGTCAATCACGCGACAGGGTTCGCAGGCATGAACATCGGTTGCCGCGGCTCTGCGCACCACCACTACCGCATCTTCTGGCCGTTCAAGGAGTTGCTGGCCAAGCAGCCGCACCTGGTCGCCAAGGTGATGGCTTCCAACCCAGACGGCGGTTTCCCGACCACGCGCTTCCCCGACGGCGACTACGCCATCGTCTCGAACGTCTACGCTTGCGAGCAGTGCTGCAAGACCATCGAGAAGGAGCTGGCGAAGGGGCCGAGTTGGGTGCTCGTCGAGAAGGCTGGCGAGCCGGGTCACGACGTGCCTGTCTTCCAGATGCCCGGCACCCTGACCAAGAAGGTCATGGAGCGTGTCGGCTCCGACTTCGAGCAGATGCGCGGTCACGTGATCAAGGAACCCACGGGCCCACGGTCAGGGCTCGTAGATGCCCACGGCCGGGGCGTGAGTTGACACACGAGCAGCTCAAAGAGAAGTACGAGACCTACCTCAACCTTCTGGTCAAGGCGCACCTGCTGCGTGCTCAGGATGACCTAACGGTCAAGCGGATGATTGCGACGCTCGACCAGGAGTTTGCTGAGTTCGCGATGTCCCTCTGCCAGGTCCACATGCGTGAGCACTCGTACAGGACGGCGACCGCGTACTTCACGCCTGTGGAGATGCCACTGTGCTACGAGTGCCTTCGCGCTCTGCGGCTCTCGACGCCTTTCAACGACATAGTTCGCGCATGAGCGACCTCGGCGCCAAGATTGCCGCCAAGGACAACGGCGGCAAGCGCTCCGACCTCCCGCGGGGTGAGAGCAGCCGCGATAAGCGGCTCCTGAAGCAGATTCAGAAGGAAGCCAAGGCCAAGGGCTCGTTCCTCACAAGCGGCGGCAAGGGCGGGCTCGATCCAGGGCTCGTGTTGCACGTTCTCCAGCGCGACGGCTACCGCTGCCAGGCGAACGTCGACCTCAACAAGGACACTCCGGGGAAGACCCACGATGAGCTTGGGACCCAGGAGAACGGCGGGATTGGGGTTCACCACCTCGGCGGCATTCCTGCGACCGCGAAACTGTCGAAGCAGGGGCATGAGAACTCGATGCAGAACCTCATCGCGATCTGCCAGTCATGCCACGACAAGATGCACAAGCTCGCGAACAAAAAGGGTACCGATAGTTCGCAGGTGCTGCCGAAGGGTGATGTCGACACAAAACGAGACCACGGCGACAAGCCTGTTGCACCTGCGTAGGAGGGCCACAATGGTCAAGAAAGTAGGCGGCGGCTTCAAGCTCTACTCGAAGAAAACCGGCAAGCCGCTGAGCAAGAAAGCGAAGTCATTCACCGAGGTCCGCAAGCAGGAAGCCGCGATTCAAATCGCGAAACACGCTCGCGGTCAGTGATCGCCACGCATTTCAGACCAGTCGTGCGCGACCCTCTCCCGAAAAAGGAACCAGGGCAGCCGCGATACCAACGTGTCAAGGCGCTCGGGCGCCGCGAGTCTCGCCATCGCTGGGTGTTCGCGTGCGGCTGCTGGGTAGAGTTCAGCGGATTCGAGTCCCCGACAGCCTTCGTGCTGCCTGACGGTCTCTCGATGTGGGACATGTCCGACAAGCTCCGCTGGAAGTGGCAGCGCGAGTACGCCTGCTGCGCCGACCACGGTGGTCCTGGTGAGACGGCCGACCGGGATTGGGGCTTGGAGAACTAGCAGCACCAGGTGTAAAACCGAGCCACCTCGCTCAAAGGAGTTTCGCATGCCCGTAGGCCGACCAGATCAGTCCCCGATGTACGAGCGTCTCCAGCAGTCCTATCGCCAAGCGATGATTGACCAGGATGCAGTTCGCATGCACCGCGTCGAGTCGCTCATCGAGGCCATCGACAGCAAGGGCTGGACTGCCGACCTGACGCGCGCTGCGAGCCAGGTGCTCTCGCTCCACCAGGACCACGTCCAGATCATCAGCAAGAACGGGTAACCCATGTACGCTGCGATTTCGCCGAAGTGCAACAAGGTCTTCCGCCCCCGCGCGCTGCCGAACTGCCAGAAGTGCGACGGCACTGGGGTGCGGCGTGATGGCGAGACGTACAACGTTTGCAAGACCTGTGCAGGCGCTGGCCGGTGAACGCCATCAGGTCCAAACAACGCGTCGCCGACCACGGGGAGGTATTCACTCCAGCCTGGATCGTCGAGGCCATGCTCAATCTGGTGAAGGACGAGACGGAGCGCATCGACTCGCGTTTCCTGGAGCCCGCTTGCGGAAGCGGCAACTTCCTCGTCCAAATCCTGCGGCGGAAACTCGGCGCTGTGGAACTCAAGTACGGCAAGTCCGACTTCGAGCGGCGGCATTATGCGCTGCTTGCGCTGATGTGCATCTATGGCATCGAGCTGCTCGCGGACAACATCGCCGAGTGCCGCGCGAGCGTGCTGGAGATCCTGGCCGAATATTTGAACCTGGACCTGTCGGACGACCTCCACCGCGCCGCGTCCTACGTGCTGTCACAGAACCTCGTTCACGGCGACACGCTGACGATGCGCACCCGCGAGGGCCAGCCAATCACATTTGCCGAGTGGGGCTACGTGGGCAAGGGCAGGTTCCAGCGGCGCGACTTCCGCTTCGACATCCTCACCCAATCAGCGGTCGGGAGCGATATGCAGTTCGACGTCATAATTGGAAATCCTCCGTATCAACTCGGCTCCGACGGAGGAACCCGTGACGTGCCGATCTATCAGCACTTCATCGAGCAGGCGAAGATGATCCAACCGCGATATCTCGTAATGGTTATTCCGTCACGGTGGATGGCGTCGGGCCTCGGCCTCAGCGAGTTCCGACAAACAATGCTTGGAGATCGCCGCATTCGAGAGCTTGTCGACTACCCGGCAGCAGACGACGTGTTTCCAGGTGTCGAAGTCAAAGCAGGGGTGTGTTACTTCCTCTGGGACGCGGCCTACGAAGGCGATTGCAAGGTGACGACCTTCCGTGGAGGGGAGGTCATTGGGCCGATTCCGCGGCAGCTGGGTGAATACGACGTTTTTGTCCGGGATGCGCGCGCGGTGTTGATCTTGCACAAAGTCCTGGGACGAGGCGAGTCGCCCATCAACACGATCCTGGCGCGGGACAAGGAATTCGGTTGGACCTCGAACTTCGATGGCTTCCACGAACAAGAGCGTCCTGGGGACTTGCCGCTCTATTACATCCGGAAGATGAAGCGTGGGGTTGGCCACATCGCCCGCAAAGCGGTGACCAAGAGCGATCACCTGATAGATACTTGGAAGCTCCTTGTCCCGGAGGCGTTCAATGGCGGGGACTCACTGCCACATCAAATAGTGGGGAAGCCGCTAATCGCTCCGGCGCCGTCAGTCTGCACCCAGTCGTTCCTCTTCTTTTACGTAGGCTCGCGCGCCGCTGCCAAGAGTCTTCAGTCCTACTACGCGACGCGGTTCTTTCGCTTCCTCGTCTCTCTGCGAAAGATCACTCAACACGCGACGCACTCCACCTACGCCTGGGTGCCGATGCAGACCTGGAACCGTACCTGGACCGACGAGGATCTATACGCGAAGTATGGCATCACGCGGGAAGAGCAGGGGTACATCGAGTCCCAGGTCAGGGCGATGCACCTCGACGACGGTGGGGTGGCCCCCATCCTGCAGTCACACCATCACTGATGGCCAAGTCGATTGACCCGTTCGTGGAGGCGGTGAACGAGCACCGCGCTCGCTTGCTGCGGGTCGTCGAGCAGGGCGGGGTGGGGCGGCTCAAGCGGGTCTACGACCAGGCGCAAGACGAGCTGGCCCGCAAGCTGCGAAGCTCGGTGCGCTCGGGGAAGGGTGACACTTTCACCGCTCACCATCACCGCATCGTGCTCGCGCAGGTGAGGGACGGGCAGAAGATCATCGCCGCCAAGCTCGGGCAAGGGCTCACTCAGGCGTCGGTGGGCACCCGTGTCGAGGCTGTGCGCGGGTTCTCTCGTGATGTCACCCGACTGGAGAAGCACTTTACGGGCGCGGAGATCTCGTTGCCCACCGAAGAGGCCGCCATCTTCGCGGGCGTAGTTGGCAAACGGGAGACCAGCCTGATTCGGATGCACCAGAGCAGTCTCCACAGGTACGGCGACACGTTGGCCACGAAGATGGAAGACGAGCTGGCGGTGTCGCTGATCTCCGACGAGACGCCGCACCAGGCAATCGACAGAATCCAGGACGTCGCTGACAACGAGTGGTGGCAGGCTGAGCGCATCGCGCGCACCGAGTTGTCATACGCTGCGAGTGCCTCGACCGTGGATAGCGCACTTGAAGCGCGCGAAGAGATCCCAGACCTCATGCTTATGTGGCAGGAGCTGTGTGGGCCAGATGGAACCCCGCTGGACGACCGCGTGGCAGTAGACAGCATCGCCATGCACGGGCAGGTGGCAGCTCCAGGTGAGCCCTTCACCATGCCCGACACGGCACCCTTCCCCGACGCCAAGGGCCGCTTTGACGTGCCCCCTTCGCTGGCTGGCCTGTCGTGGACAGAAACTCCCTGTCGTCCGAACGGGCGCGAATGTCTGGTGAGTTGGCGTCCCGACTGGGGAATCCCGGGGTGGGTTTTCCGCGACGGCGATCGCGTGCCGTTCGAGGGCTAAAGCGACCGACGCTGCCCTAGTCTAGGGGCAAGGAGAAATTGAACTATGACGCTGACAGATGCTCGCAGAGAACTGGCGCGCTTGCACAGTGAGGTTATCGCACTCAAGCGGCGCAACGACCAGCTTGAGGCCGACAATAAACGCAAGCGCCACGAGATTGAGGTTGGCGCGCTCCGTTTGGAAGAGGCCACGGGGCAGGCCAACCACGTGCGCAGTTTTTGGGAGTACAGGTACGCGCAGACGTTGCGAAACCTGCACGACACGCAAGAGGCGCTGAACGCGCAAGACGAGTGAACCCACAGTTTCTCGTCATCCAGCTCATCATCACGGGGGTCGCACTGGCCTATGCGGTGGTGCGCCTCTTCCAGCTTCGGGGCGCACGCGATAGTGCGTTGGAGCGGCTCAAGGCAGCGCTCGACGGGCAGGGAGAGCTGCAGAAGCTGCTGACCGAGGCCAACGCTGCCCGAGTGGCTGCTGAAGAAGCGGCAGCCAAGTCCGCGGCTGACCTTGAAGTCGGCCGTCGCAAGTTCAGCGCGTTGGAGCAGAACGCCTTCTGGCGCTACGAGAACGCCGTCAACGAGGCGCGGCTCAAGTACCAGCACGAGCTGGCGCAGCTCAAAGGCATGGAGGAATCGGGCTTGCTCGAACGCGCGCAGGATCGCTGGATTCAGCGCGAGGCCGAGCGGCAGCGGGCTCTCAAAGAACTGGAGAAGCGAAAGGGCGGCGAGTAAGCGCAACTCTGGACACCCAGCCGCCCCGAGCGTACTTTGGGGCACATGGCTGACCAGAACCTGCTACGCAACGCCTTTGGCAACGGGAAGACAACCCCAGCCGGTGGCGGAGGCAAGTCCGGTGTTCCCAGGCTGCGCCCCATGGAGGAGGCCAACAAGCCGCCCCCCGACCACGCGGGTGACGATGACGACGATCTCGCCAACGGGATGGACGACATCATGGACGCCGCCGAGGGCTCGGATGGCGAGCCGCTCGACCTCGATGCGATGGGCCAGGAGTGGCCCGACGTCGGGGAGGCCGTCAACGCCATCGCCGACGCCCACAAGTCCAAGGACCACGAGGCGCTTGTCGAGGCCGTCGAGCACCTGACCGACGCGCTTTCTGGTCACGGCATCAAGGCTGACCTCGATGCTTCCGACGTCGAGGGCATGGACGGCGGCAGCGACGATGATGCTGACGACGCTGACGACGATGACGCAGAACTCGACGCCGACGACGAGAAGGATGACGACGACGAGAAGGATGACGACGACGAGGATGATGACGAGGGGTACACGGGGGACGACGAGGACGAAGACAAGGACTCCGACGACGAGGAAGATGACGAAGACGACAAGGATTCGGATGACGACGAGGACGACAAGGACGACGACGAATGAGCCAGAAGAAAAAGTCTCCCGGCTTTCCGACCTTCTCGAAGGTTGAGAAAAACGCCGCCGTTGGCCACATCTCCGCCGCCCTCGACGCCGCCAACGCTGACGGTGGCGACGGCGACCACAAGAAGGCGATCGCCGCGGGCCTGCACGAGGCCGCACCCACTAAGCACGGCATTTTCGCGAAGCGGAAGAAGGGCAAGCCTGGGGACGGCGCAACGCCGGGCGACGGTAAGTCCAACCCCTTCGGCGGGCCGAGCAAGTAAGCCATGGCCAAGGATCCCTACACAAAGTGGAGCCCGCAGGACCACGAGGACGAGGCCAAGTATCAGCTCGGCCAGGGCCACCACGCAGAAGCTGAGCAGCACGAGCGCATGGCCAGCGAGAAGCAGTTCTCGACGAAGGCGGGCTACGAGCAGAAAGCCGCCGAGTACCGCAAGATGGGCATGGGGATGCATGCTGACCTGTACAAGAAGCTCGGAGAGCAGAAGTTCGCCCGCACCCCACAAGTTCCAGCTCTCTCTGGGATGACCCCGTTGGGGCTCGGTAAATCGTGCCCACTGTGCAATGAGCCCACGATGAACTTGGGCGCGCACATGGCTGACAACCACGAGCACGAAATGGCGCAACGGGCTAAGAACCCGAGTGACCGGGTGGTTGCGGAGTTGAAGGCGCAGAGGCTTACCGAAGTCGGCCGAGCACTCGGTTACGGGGCCGCACGCGGTATTCCTGCTGACTCGATGACATCAGGCAACGCCCGCACCGAAGCCCTCCGAGCCGAGCATCACGGTGTAGACTTCACGAGCGGGCCGCGCGGCGGCCAGTTCCATCTGAGCGCGAGCGGTCAGAAGGTCTACAAGCGGAGGTAGCTGTGGCCCTGTACGACGAGGATTTTTATGACTTGGTCGACCCGCCAGAGACCTGGCCGACCAACGACGTCAGTCCAGTCTCCCCAGCAATGCTCGCGATGATTGGTGGCGCGCTCAAGAACGATCCAGTGCTCCATCACCGAGCGCTCAACATGCAGCAGGCTATTTCGATGGCGGGACTTTCCACGAAAGGGCTGTGCGCTAGAACTGAAGCACTTCGTGCTCAGCACCACGGCGTTGACTTCACATCTGGCCCGCGTGGTGGGCAGTTTCACCTGAGTGCATCAGGCCAGAAGGTCTACAAACACAACGTTTGAGGAGGTCGTCATGGCGCACAATGGAGGTTTCCAGGGCAAGCCACCGCCACCCAACTGGACGGCTGGCGGACACCTGCCAGGGTTCGAGCGCGCTGGCCAGGTGAACATGCAGACCATGCTCGACATGCCGAAAGCCTGCTCGACACCTGGCTGCACGAAGATCAGCGGCCACGCCTCGGGGCACAGTGGGACTGTGACCAAGCCTGGTCCATGGCCTGACACGACGCAGATGACAGACCTCGCAACAGGCGCCACGCGGTCGACGTCCGGCAAGTCGTTTGGAGCTACCACGCAGACTGGCACCCGTGGTGGGATCTTCCACCTCGGCCCGAGCGGCAAGAAGGTCTACGAGCACAAGTAGGGCCGTCGAGCACAATCCTTGACGCTTACATGGCGCCGCCCGTAGAGTGTGGACATGGCGAGCAGCGTTCTCTTCAACGTTCCAGTCGACCAGCCGCACAGGCGGCCAGGTTCTCCCATCTCGGAGCGCGCGGCCATGACCGGCGACTTCGCACCTGATGCAGCCATGCCCGACAGCCCCGAGCGGCGTGCCAAGGGCGACATCGGCATCGATGAGGCTCCTCCGGGCCGCGAGCTGCCCGGCAGCGGCGCGCTCACCCACCCGGGCCTTCCATTTGCCAACCTCGTCAGTGGGAAAGGGTAAGTCATGGCCGAGCCGAAGACAGGTCGCGCAGCTCTCCGTCGGTATGCCAACGGCAACGTCTCGCCGAACCTGACCGACAAGGGCAGCCTCGGCGGGGTCATCCCCACCGTGGCTCCCGGCGCGGGGATGACCTACAACGACAACGTCGGCGGGGCGGGCTTCGAAGACGCCATGCCGCTCCCCGACCAGAAGAGGAGTTCAACGTGATGAACCCGAAGATCACCGACATCAGCAAGAAGGTCACTGGCCCCGAGTCCGGTATCTGCGTCGCGCAGAAGGAGTACGGCGAGTACAAGGACCCGCTCACCATGTGGGACGGATGCACCGACCACAAGGGCATTGCTGGCCCCCCGCCTTTCGGCGCCGTCGGCTCGTCCACGAAGTAACACCTCGCAGTCCTCAACAAGGAGTTGACCATGGCCTTCTCTTTCAAAGTCCCCGACGCGAACGGCAACCAGGCTCACGACGTGATGAAGGAAATCCACGCCAAGCTCGGCGACTACAAGGACCCGCTCACGCCGATGGACGAGGACTCAATGCTCGGTCTCTCCGCGCTCCCCAAGGGCCCGGACCCGATGCCCTTCGACCTCGGGACGAAGTCCGACCGCAACGGCGGCTGAGCACCAACTAAGTGGCCACCGGCTCACTTCAGCTCGTCAGCACGCTGACGGTGACGCCCTTTTCTGGCTCGCCACAGGCAGGTTCTGACATCACGTTCGAGAACGTGGTGCAGCAGACGCTCCAGCAGACGAGCCAGCAGCAGTACATGCTCACCACCAACACGCCGCAGGTTGTGAACTTCGGCGGGCTCCTTCAGGCGACGGTCGTGCAGATCGTCGTCGACGCGAGCGTCATCGACATCGAGATCACCACCGTCGACGGCGCCAGCCAAATCATCCCCATCGACGCTGGCGGAGCATTCACCTGGGCGTGTCTCTCGAAGCCGATCACTGCCATCACTTTGGTCGGGCAAGCGGCGCAAACGATCAACGTCTTCGTTTTTCTCGGGACCGCGTGATGGCGATTGCTGGTATCACAGAGGCGGAAGAGGAAGCACTGCGGCGGTGGATTCGCTACCTGGTGTGGGCTCGCCGCACGCGCTTCTTCGGCAAGATCACACTGTCGCTGCAGGCAGGGGAGATCAAACAGGCAGAAGAGTTCGCCACGCGGAAGCCAGACGAACTTCCAGGTTGACGTACACAACCCTTGACGGGTGTTTCCGCAACAGAGTAGCTTGGTCTTCGAAAGTTTTTCGCAGTTTGGGTCGTCAGGAAACCTGAGCCCCACCGAGATGGAAATCTCTGTGGGGTTTTCTTTTGCGCAAAGCGCGAGGGAGTTGAAGATGGCGGTTGACAGTTTCGGACTCACGCAGTCTTTCCAGACGATTCAGTCGGCCCTCGACAACGCAACCGACACGCAAGTCGTCGCGCTGCTCAACCTCGTGCAGCTCGGTTCCGTGCTGACGCCAGTGCAAGCCACAGTGACTGGCATCACCTCCGCAGGAACCACCACCCCGATCAACATCACGAGCGGCGTCGCGGCTGCAGCCGGTAACCTCGGCGGCGGCACGGTGGTGTTGACCAACGCCCCGGTGGGCGGGGTCTACGCGGGCACGACTGCCATCGTCGGCGGCACCGGCAACACGCTGCCCCCGATTCTGTCTGTCATCGCGTTGAGCGACCAGGCTGGCGGCTACGCCTGCATCGTCACGACCCCGAAGAACACGTCGGGGACTGCGATGACCGCGGTGTCCGCGACCGCGACGTATCCCGGCACCGTGCTTCTGTCGACCGACGGCAAGTCTCTCACCTTCGGCAACGTGCAGACCGGCTTCGTGATCGACTACATCCCGCGGCCCGGCACCGCGATGAGCACGAACTTCAGCGATTTCAACCAGCACTAACCTGGACCAGGAGGCGAAAGCCATATGACACCAGAAGAGATTGCCGCGAAGGCCGCGGCTGACAAGGCCGCAGCGGACAAAGCAGCCGCCGATGCAGCCGCCGCTGACAAGCTCGCAACGGACGCCGCAGTTCGCGCTGCCTCGGGCAACGTGACCATCCCCGCCAACGCCATCGGCCGCATCAAGAAGGACGAGCGCGAGCGGGGCCGCAAGGCCGCGGTGGCCGAGCTGGACGCGGTCGCCAAGCAGCACGGCTTCGAGTCTCACGCTGAGGCGCTCGCCTTCATGGGCGACCTCAAGAAGAACGGTGGGAAGACCTCCGCTCAGGTCCTGGCCGAGAAGAAGGCGGCCGACGCTGCAGCGGCTGCAGCCGCTACCACCGCCGACAAGCCTGACTACCGCACGCGGCAACGCGAGGAGCAGTACCGCAAGGACATGGCCAAGCTGCAGGCCGACTCCGAGAAGAATCGGCGAGCCGCGGCGCGCGCAACGGCTGACAAGGAGCGTTCCGATGCTCTCTTCACTCTCGCTCTGAAGGCTCAAGAGGCGGGGATCAGCGGCTCCCAGAACGTGCAGTTCGCACTGTTCGCGCTGGAGAAGGCTGCGGCGAGCATGACCCCGGAAGAGGTTCAGGCGCTCGACGAGAAGAAGTTCTTCGCGGCGCTGGGCGACCAGCTCCCCAATCTTCGCGGAGCGGGCGAGAAGAAGCTCCTCACCACGGGAACGGTCGCTGGTGCTGGTGCTGGCGCGGGCCAGGCCGGGGACAGCAAGTCCGTCGCCGACGCAAAGGCTGCCGCGGAGCGAGAAGCGTACCTTCGGAGGGTTGGCGCAGTTGGGCCAGCCGGGACCGGCAGCGCAGCGGGAACGAAGAACGGGATGGACATGACCCAGGAGGAGTTCGCCGAGGCGCTCAAGCGCAACGGTCTGACCCCCGACTTCGGCCATGGGATCACGATGGTCAGCCGGGGCGGGTTGTCCTGAGCTGAAAAAGGTTTTGAACGAGTAGCGCGCCTCGGGCGCAGGGAGAAGTCAAGTGGCCATCAGCGTCTCAGCAGCGATTCAGACCCCGCAGGTGCGTGGCGTCGTTCAGGAAGGTCTTCTGGAGCGTGCGTACCACGACGCTCTCTTCCCGCTCTTGCTGTACCGGGGCGAGGCCATCGACAAGAAGTATCCTGGGAATGCCGGTGATACGCCGGTCTTCACCGCGGCGGGCTTGCTGACGCCGAACCTCCTGCCCCTGCCTCCGGGCCAGGACCCGCTCCCCTCGACCTACGGGTTCGAGCAGTGGAGCACCGTCATCTCCAAGTACCCCTTGGCGACGATGGACACCGACATGCCGTCGAGCGCGCTCGCCGCTGCGGATCTGTTCCTCCGCAACTGCCACCAGCTCGGTCTGCACGCCGCCCAGTCGCTCAACCGGATCGCGCGAGACTACATGTTCAACGCGGCCCTCTCGGGCAACACGGTGGCGACGACCTCGACGTCGTCCAGCACCTCGCTGCACGTGCAGCGGCTCAACGGGTTCACCACGGCCCGCAACCAGACGTCGGGGGCCAACACCCTCTTCGCTCCGGTGTCGAGCACCAACCCGCTCACGATCCAGGTCTACAACGGATCGACCCCCGCCACGACCACGGTGACCGGCTACACGGCCGACTACCTGATCAACGGGGTTCCCGACACCACGGGTCCGGGCACGTTGACGCTGGGCACGGCGGCCACCGCAAGCACCCGCGGCGCGGTCATCAGTGCCGACGCTTCGCAGGTCTACTACGCGCAGCAGCCCAGCGCGTTGACCATCGACGCGCTCACCACCACGTCGACGCTCACCCTGGCCAGCATTCGGCAGGCCATCGCCGGGCTCCGCACGCAGAACGTGCCGAAGCACCCGGATGGGCGTTACCACGCTCACCTCTCGCCGGTTGCCGAGGAAGAGATCTTCGGCGACCCCGAGACCCAGCGCATGCTGACCGCGCTGCCCGACTACTACATGTACCGGGAGTTTGCGGTGGGCGAGCTGCAGGGCGCCATCTTCTACGAGAACACCGAGGCCCCGACGCTCGGGACCGTGGTCAACTCGTCGGCCGCGTACCAGCCGCAGGACTACTTCGGAGGCGAACTGGAGAACAGCGCGTCGACGCAGATGCAGTACACCCTCTTCACGGGCCAGGACGGCTTCTTCGAGTTCTGGGTTGACCAGGCGCTGTTCCTCACCGAGGCCGGTATCGCTGGCCGCGTCGGGGACTTCCGCATCGTCAACAACGGCATCGACGTCTACGTCGACCACGCGAAGATCATCCTGCGTGAGTCGCTCAACCGCACCCAGGATCAGGTGTCCGCGACCAGCTACGGCGTCTTCGGCTGGGCGCTCCGCACCGATTCGCTGGTTGGCAACGCGAGCCGCTACAAGCGCTTCGCCCCGATCATCTCAAGTTAGTGTAACTGCTGACGTATTCTCGGAGGGGCTCTGGGTTCGCTCAGAGCCCCTTCTTGTTTTGTCGCGCGGTTATATCCGCGGTATAATCGCAGCATGCTCGACCCTCAAGGGAACAAGCGGTGCCCCCGTTGTGGCGAGGCCAAGCTTGCCGAGGGGAACTTCTACCGAGTTCGCCGTGCCACGGGAGACGGCTTTTCTGGCTACTGTGTTGCCTGCTTGAAGGCTAAGGCGGTCGCGTGGCAGAAGGCCAACCCTGAGCACGCCAAGTCGCTTGATGACTTTTGCACTAAACGCGGATTGGACGCTGCGCGCATTCGGGCACTTGCGCAACTCTTGCCCTTGCCGGAGGGTTCCAGTACGTTTCGGAAGTCTTGAATCTCCTAGCCCTCCTCGGTACAGTGGCGACCATGAGCCTCGCTCCCATGCGGACTGAATCTGCACGAGCGACTCAATCGCCTTCGGTTAGAACTTCGGTTCCGACCATTTCAGGGGGCGATACCTTGCCAACACTTTCCGGCCACGATGGTCAGTTGAGTTGGCATTCGGGCTTCGGCCCATTTCGACGGCCTGTACCTAGCGTACTGCGGGATTGCTTGCAAAAGCCTATCGGTCTTAATGGCCAGCGGTTTAGCTATGCGAACCTGATCGACAACACTTGCGTTTACGGACGCCTTACGAGACGGGCTAAGTCTCGGTCAAATTCCGTTCGCACTGTCATTGATCACCGTCAATTTTTCGCAGCACTCACCCTCACCCCAGCCTAGAGGAGGCACTCCATGGCCACCACACAGCAACAGGACATCGTCGAAGCGCTGAAGACCCCGTCACCCGAGGCCAGCAAGGGCAAGGTTCCCTCCCGCATGGGCATCGGCCTGACCGAGCCCGTCATGGCCACCGCCGACCCCGACCGCGACCCCGCTCGGCACCCTCCCCAGGGCAATCGGATGAGCCTCACCCCCGAGGGTGAGCTGGCGGGCACCCCGCCGCTCCTGGACCTCCCAGGGTCGAAGGTTGGCCCCCGGTCGGCTCCTGTGGCCGTCAACCCCCAGGCCATCCCCCTGTTGCGCAACCTGCGGCTCCAGCCGCCGTCAACCGAGTGGTTGTACGAGGTCACGAACACCACCAAGGTGACGGTCTCGCTCCGAGGCGGCAAGCGGGTGGACTTCTTCCCTGGCGACCGCGTCGACTTCGGCTGCCACAAGCCCGAGTACAAGCGGGACATGGAGCGCAACGGCGTGACCTTGAAGAAGGTCTTCCCTGCGGAGCAAGAAGCGGCAGAGACACCTGTCGACGAGTAGACCAGCAAGCACGACAAGCTCCTCTCCGAATGGACCCACCGGAAAGGACTCGCAGTAACCTGAAGGGTGGTGATTCCAAAGATGCCCCTAACGGAAGCCGATAGAGAGCGCTGTCGCTACCATTGCGGGTATCTTTGAGGCTCAATGTTGGTGCCAACGCCTCTGGTCTGTCACCTGAGACCTACCCGACACCGAACACGCCCGGGAATGCGTCATCTCTTCTCTTCGGTGTGCCACGCCCAGTAGAGACCCTCTTCTGGATTGAGAACGCCTTCAACCTCGTGTTGGAGATCGCGATCCCACGCATCCGCAACATGCTCGGCATCCTCGACAAGATCGAGCTGCAGATGGTCGACGGGCTCATCCGGTTGAAGGCTGACACCGTCGGCAGCATCAAGCTCCGCGGTGGGCAGGCGAGCCAGTCGGAAGGCGACCTGCTGGAGAAGGAGTACCACCGCTGGAGCGGCAGGCTCTGCGACCAACTGGGTGTCGCCCGCTACCCCTTCGCCGAGCGCAACCAGGGGCTCGGGATGGGCATGGCGCAGATCAAGAACATCAAGGTCAGGAGCCTGTAAATGAGCGCCGCGTCTCTCACACTTGTCGGCACCCTCACCGACCAACCTGCCACTGGGAGCCCCTCGGGCGCCCCGACGAACATGATCCCGATCAGCGCGAGCTGGTTGCTCAGCGCCGCGGGCATCAACGCGAACTTTGCGCTCGCCTCGGATTCCCCGCAAGCCGTTTCCTTCGAGGGACTGCCGAGTGCAGAGGCGACCCTCGTCATGGTGACCCCGGTTGGTGGCTCAATCGACCTGACGCTGACGAGCGCGGATGGCACAGCGCAGGTCATCCCCTGCGATCGCATCGCCATCATTTCGTCGAGCACGGTGCCGTACACCGCGCTCTCGCTGACCCGGCAGCCCGGGGTTGCCACCGACGTTCAGGTCTACCTCGCAAACGGGGTTTGACCCGCGTCGGGTTGGGGTGTGGCGTGGTACGTCATCGCTCTTACCCCCTTGTCTTGTGCATCTCTGGTTTATTTAGGCGTGAGCAGTTAAACTTTTCCCCATGGCCGAGCCTGTTCCCCGTCCAGACCCAGAGAACGAGCAGCCGCTCCCCGCGCAGGACAACTACACGCGAATCCGTGGCGTCCTCATGGACCTCACACTCTCGCAGTCACTGGTGACGGCTGTCGATGGCGTCCGCGACATCGCCACCCAACTCGGGGTCCGCCCCTACGAGGTCAAGCGGGTGCGGACGAGCTGGTCGGGGGGCGAGATTGGGCTCGGGCAGGAGACTGAGATCGATTCAGAGCTGATCCTCCCGACCCCCCTCCTGGAGAACATCTCGACGTTGGAAGAGATGGTTCAGGCGGTTGGTACTGACGAGCACGGCAGCATCCGCGTCAAAGAGATCTCGGGCAGGTTCGAGGAAGACTGGTTCCTCGGGCGCGACGCACTTGGCAATCCCGCGCCACCCAACATGAGCGTCTTCTTCGAGGTTGAGTTCCGGCGCCTCGACGGCCGACCTGGACGTCGGCGGCGCTTCGTCCTGGAGAACCTGCCAGTTTGGGTTGCAGACGACGTGATGTGGCAGATGGAGCTTCGCCGCTCCCGGCAGGATCGCTCTCGCATCACCGAAGAGAGTGACTGATGAGCGACCGCATCCACGTCTGGACCGAGGCGAACAATGGCACTCCGTGCCCGCTCGACGCCAAGCAGGTCGTCAACGTGAAGGAGTTTCCCGCGGGGCAGACCTGGGTCGATTACACGGGCGGCACGTTCTACCAGCTCAAAGAGAGCGTTGCAGACGTGCTGAAGTGGTGGCAGGAGAACGCCGGGTGAAGCTCACCTTTGCGCAGCTACCCAAGGTCTACAAGAAGATCAACGTTGGCAAGAGCCAAGCTATCCGCACGGCGCTCCTCATTGCCGCCCGTCGTGGTGCCACTGAGCTGACCCAGCGCAGCATCGCGATGAGGATCTTCAACTACGGCGTCTACGCTCGCGCCTGGCGGGGCATCTCGCACGCCCGCGGTGCAGCCGTGACCAACGCCGAGCCCTACGCGGGCGTCATCGAGTTTGGCCGCAGGCCGGGGAGCAGGTTCCCACCGCGGGCCCCCATCGAGGCTTGGGTGAAGCGCAAGCTCGGTGGCCAGATCAAGCAGTCGGTGAAAGCTCGCACCGGCCGCAAGCGAGTCAGCAAATCCGACGTCGACGCCGCGGTGAAGCAGGCGGCTTTCCTGATTGCCCGAAAGATCGCCCGCGATGGTATACAGGGCAAGTTCGTGGCGACCGACATGCTCCCCAGGTTGAAGACCATCGCCAAGGAAGAGATCGACAAGGCCATGCAGAAGATCGCAGACGAGGCAGCGGCACACCCATGAGTGACGACCAGCTCAACGCCCCAGTTCTCGGCCCACCGACCGCAACGCTCTCCCCGCACCAGCCCGTGGTGCTGTTTACGAGCGCTCGGCAGAGACCGCCACCGCTCACAGCCAACCAAGCCACCGACGCCCACACGGGGCTCACCCGGGGGCTTGCACAGTACCTCCGAACCCTCAGCACGGGCTCCTTCGCCGACGGGCGTGACATCCGCCTCATTGACGTGGCGGAGACCTGGAGCGAGCCAGAGAAGGAGGCGTGCTACCCATGTGGCTGCATCTACGCCCCCGAAATTGGCCACTACGACGCCAGCCGTCTCTCCCCTGAAGCTGTGCTCAAGGAGGCTGTCCCAGCTCCTGACGGCAGGTTCATCATCAAGACGGCGGAGTTCACACAGGACCTCGTCGGCGAGCTGTGGTGCACCGACAACAAGCAGCGCATGGCCGTTGCCGCCATGGTGGAGACTGGCCTGACGGCGTCCAACTTCATGTATGGCGTCAAGCTCCTGCTGCCGCATTACTTCAATTCGGTGGGCATCTACGAGCTGAAGGACATGGGGTACATCGATTCGGCGGAACTGGCCAAGGAGCGGATCCGCAAGATCCACTTCGTCGTCTCAGGTCAAATTTCGGTGCTCCGCCTCGCTGAGATTCCCGGCGCCAAGCCGCGAGCGACCGCTACAACCTCCACTTCGCAGACTCTTGGCCCTGGCTACGTTGTGCCACCCCCGGTCGATACCCTTGACCCCTGAAGCGGGGCTGATAGTTTAGAGGCCGACAAGGAACAACTTCGAGCAGGGGTTGTCTGGACACCAGAGCCCTCTACGCCGCATGGCGTAGGGGGTTTCTCATTTTTGAGGGCGAGGTAGGCGATGGCTGCAGGTTTCACGAGGCGTTTTCAGTACTTTCCGCCGCTCAGCACGCTCACCGCAATCGAAGGCATCGTCATCGTCGACGTGCCGCCACCGAACATCCCGACAGGTGTCAGCACCGGGACAGTTTGCTGTGTCGGCGAGTTCGCAGATCAGACGTATGCAACGGCAGTCAAGAACGGTGTTGTCACAGCCTTCTGTCAACCGCAGTCGATCTTCGGTAGCCAGGATCTGCTGCAGCTCACAGGCAACTTCGACCAGACCATCGGCGACTTCGGTCAGAGCGGCGGCAGCGGCTTCGTCGCCCTGCGCAACAAGAGCTTCTCCTCGCTCATCGTGGCGGGCGTCTCGCTCCTCACGAGCACCGTCACCCCCTCGAACTACGCGACCCGCGTCTGGCGGTTGCTCCCGGGCTGCGCGAACGCCACCACGGGCGCCATCAGTGCCCAGCCGATCGTGCCCAACGCGGGCTTCACGGTCGTCGCTCCCACGCAGTTCCTCGACAGTTCAGGGCATCGCTTCAACTCCGCGGGAGCCCTCGGCTTCACGAGTGGCGTGGCATACGCGACGGGTGTGAACGCGACGGCAGCGGCATCGACGACTTCTGCGGCTACCCAGACGTTGTCCCTGGACGCCAATCTCACCGCGAATGCGGTTGCGGCTGCTTCGGTCGGCGACATCGTTGTCGTCGGGTCGACGGTCGGCGGCATTGGGGGAAGCACGGGGCTCCTGGGCTCCGCGCCAACCCTGCCAGTCAATGCAGTCGGCGCCAGTCCCAACGTCCTGCAGTTCCGTGTGACGGCAATCGGCGCGTTCTCGGCTGGTGCAACGACGGTGACTGTCGAACTGATGGACGGGTCGAGCTTCGATCTGCTGTCGGCAGGGTGGGCTGCTCAGCCCTGGCGCATCCACCGCGCCAGCGACGCAGACAGCGCGGGCGTGGCGGGAGTTGCCGCCTACTCCGAGCAGGCTATCGGCTACACGGTCCCCACCCGAGCGCTCGATGCCACGGCACTCAGCGGGGCCACGCCGACCGACCTGACGCCGCAGACGGCTGTTCCGAACACCCAGGACGCCACGTGGCTGCCCTCCAACGGGCTCATCATGATGGTCCAGCCGTATGCGAGCGGTACCGGGGCTACGACTGTCGCCGCGGGCTCGACCGGCCAGAACATCAACGCGCTCACCACCACCACGCTCGATGTGGCTGCGAGCACGAACTTCGCCACGGGTGGCGGGGTCGCCTACGTGCAGACCTCAACAGGCGTCTGGCCGATGACCTACACCGGCAAGGGCTCAGGCACGTTGACGGGCACGGCTTCGCTGTACTCTGGCGTAGTCACCACGGGCGGTGCCGTACTCACCGCGAACCCCGCCCCGGTCTACATTTTGGGCATCACGAGCGCGAACCCGACCGACCCTGCTGTGGTCAGCGGCTCGGGCACGCCGAATGCAGCGATGGACGCGAACTACAACACGGCGATCCAGTCGCTGCTCCAGAACACGACCCCGCAGAACACCGTCAACATCGCTTTCGCTGCTCGGTCGAGCGCGTCGATCAACAAGTCGATGCAACTCTTCGTCGACAGCGCCAGCTCCCAGGGCATCGGCCGCATGGCCTGCATCTCCCCGCCGCTCGCTTCGGGCGCCGCCACCCCAGGCTACGGCACGACGACCATCACCGAGAGCAGCGTGCTCGGGCCGAATGGCACCAGCGCTGGCCAGTTCGACCAGGCGGTCCCGGCGATTCGCGACCAGTACGTCATCTACTCGTGGCCGGGTCTGATGACCCAGGTCCCCGAGCTGGTGGGCATCGCGGTCGCAGGCTCGGACGGCAGCGTGGTCACCAACGGGGTTATCGACACCCAGTCGAACGGCTGGCTTGCAGCCATCCTCTCGAACCTGAACCCCGAGAACAACCCTGGCCAGGGCGCAGCTCCAGTGCCCCAGGTCATGGCCCCGGTGCTCGGGCTGCAGCGTGGCGTCGTCCCCCTCGGGATGAACGACTACATCGCCTTGAAGGCGGCGGGCATCTGTGGCCCCCGCATCGATTCGGTCCTCGGGCCGATCTTCCAGAGCGGCGTGACCACGTACTACCCGGTCATCCCGAGTCTCGGGCTCATCAACCGCCAGCGGTTCCAGTTCTTCATCGACGACACCCTGGCTCAGACCATCGCCCCGATGAGCAAGCTCCCGCTCACCGATGCGCTGATGGACACCATCGACACCGAGATCGATGCGTTCCTCGACACCCTGCTCTCACCGAACAACCCTGCGCAACAGCGCATCGTCGGTTACTCGGTCGACAGTGTGAGTGGGAACACGCAGGCCCAGGAAGCTGTGGGCGTGTACGTGGTCATCACGAAGGTCCAAATGGTGCCGACCGCAGATGTCATCGTCCTCCAGGACGAGGTCGGCCCGAGCGTGATTACCAGCTCGGTGACTTTCCCTGGCTAGTTTTGCCGGGGCGTGTAGTACCCAGGTTTGAAGTACCCGCTGTCGCACCGCGGAAGTCGCGCGGGATAGGTCAGCGCTCCCAACCAGAACAGGAGAAGTGCGCTTTGCTAAACGCTGGGCAATTTACGGTTTTTGACAGGTACCCCAATTAGTTAAATAAGAAAGGCAATAGGGGCTATGAGCCAACCAAGAATCAAAGGGCAGGAATGCCAAATTATCATTGTGGTTAATGGCACTCCTTTGAGCACAATTACGGATGTGCGCAATTTCGAAGTGACCCTCAAAACGGAGCTGCTCCAGGAAGGCTACCTCGGGGAGACGTCGGATCGGTACGACGAGATCCTGAAGGGGCTCTCCTTCCGCGGCGAGCTGCACGCCGAGAACCAGGACATCCTCACGGTGTTCTGGCAGGCAGTGCATGACCGAGCTGTGCGGCGCAACCCGTCGACGGTCATCAACATCCGCACGACCCTCAACTTCCCGAACGGAGATCGGCCGCGTGTCAGCCTCAAGGACACGTTCTTCGGCCCCCTCCCGATGCACATCCCCGAGCGCAGCCAGTACGTCGCCTTCCCCATCGAGGGCGGCTGCTCGGACGTGGGCATCATCCCAGGCTAACGCAGCACGGGGTCGGATTTCCCGTCCCCGCCAACCAGGAGGAGAACTCCAGTGGCAAACGCACCCGCAGCAGAAGGCAGCGCACTCGAAAGACTGGCCGCAGCGGCCAACGTCAAGCGGCCGGTTCACCGCTTCAAGGTCCCCAAGGAATCGGGGGAAGGCACCATCTCGTCCGTGGGGCTCGTGCAGCTCACGATCACCGAGGAACAGCAGATCGGTGATGCTCACGCCGGGAAGCGCACGGGTCTCCCGCTTGCGCTCGCGAAGGCCACGCTCGTCGAGGTTGACGGGAAGGCTGTCACCGACGCGAACGACAGCCGAGAGATCGCCTGGGCCACGATGCCCCCGAAAGTGCGCAGCCTCGTCCTGATGGCCTACAACAAGCTCCACCTCCCGAACGATGGGGATGTCGATGCTTTTCTCCTGAGCGAGGAGGTAGTGGTGTCCTGATCTTCAGGCGCTCCATCGGGGGCGGGCGGTATTCGGAGTTGCGGGTAGCACCCCGCGAGATTCGAACCCTCCCGCCAACCGTTTCGGACCTCGCCGGGGACGCCCAGCAGACCATGGAGCGACTTGAAGCAATCTGGGACCTCCTCGCTTTTTCGGGGCGGTACGGACACCAGCCGGTGGAGGGATTCCTAAACCGGCCATTGAAGCATCTCTCTCGCTTCACCGCGGCTCTCAGTCGGCGGTTGGAAAAAGAGGATGCCATAACGCGCGCATCCGAGAATCAGTGAGGTTTCGATGGACGTCACCGCCGTACTCGAAGCCCAGGACAAAGCCAGCAGCCCGCTGCAGCGGGTCGAGCAGTACGCGGAGCGCACCGCAAAGGCGATTGAGAAGGCCCAGCACGCCACCGAGCTGCTGAGCCACGGTTTCGAGAAGTTCAAGTCGATTGCAGAAACGGTCGGCGCCGCGGTTGGCGTTGGCTTCGGGTTGCACGAGTTCAAGGAGATGTTCGTTGACTCGAATGCAGCAATCGAGGACGCGACGTCTTCTCTCGGTGGCTTGCTGCAGGGGCTTTACAAGTTCTCGGGCACGGGTGGTGACCCGCTCAAGAACCTGGAGCGCTCCACAGCTCGCGCGTCCCAGATGATGAAGGAGTTCGAGGAGACGTCCCTTCGGACTGGCGTTCCGCTAAAGGCCCTCGCTGAAACAGCGAAAGCGCTGGCGCCTGGTATGGCGGCAACTCGCACCTCGACGGCACAGCTCGCTGACGTGACATCGAAGGTTGCGCTGTTCACGAAGATGATTGGGAAGAACATCGGCGAGGGCGGCCAGTCGATGTCGATGTTCCTCCAGTACGGCATCTCAGGCCGCAACTCGCTGGTCTCGCAATTGGGCTTGCGCGGGCGCATCTACACCAAGATGACGGCCGAGCAGCGCCTGCAGATGCTGCAGGAGAAGCTCCAGAAGCGCATCACGCCCGAGACCATCAAGTGGATGCACGAGCACGAGACGCTCAACGACAAGATGCAGCGGGTGAAGAACACCCTAGAGATCATCGCTGAGAAGGCGGGTAGGCCCCTCTTCGAGAAGGCGGCCAAGGCTGCAGGTGAGCTAGCTGACTGGCTCGACAAGAACGAGGCAAAGGTCAAAGAGATTGAGGGCGAGATCGTCGGCAATCTCGTCGCTGGCTTCAACAAGGTCGTGTCGATCACGAAGTTCCTCTCCGACCACCTGGACGCGGTGAAGGGCACCATCTTGGTGATTTCCGCCACCCTTGCAGCCACCAAAATCGCAAGCATTGGCGCTTCAACGGCAGGCGGTATCGCTGCAATGGCTGGTGGCGGCTTCGCCAAGGCGATTGCTGGCGCAGAAGCAGCCACCGCGCTGAAGACAGGCGCTAGTGCGATGGCGGCAACTTTCGCCGAAGCAATCCCCTACGTCGCCATCGGCGCTGCGATTGCTGGTGCTCTCTACGCAGCCATCTCTTCCGGCTTTTTCGATGAACTGCTCGGGATCAAACACACCCCGCCACCGCAGACAACTGAGTCGCCAGAATACGCGAAAGCTGTGGCCGACAGGGTCGACACTCAGATGCAGTTACTTTTTGGGTCGTCAGAGGTGAAGAAAAACATCGAGCATCACATGAAGTACCTCGGCAAGGGCAAGGCCAACTTGGAGATCGCCCGCCGCATGGAGATGGAGGACATCGCAGCCAGGGCAGATCAAGGCGGCTTACCTGGGACGGGCCTCACGGGCCTGGAAGTCAAGCAGTGGTGGGACCGCCAAAAAGGGGCGAGCCCCGCAGGCGCGATGACTGACAAAGGCATCGGGAATCCAACGATCAATTTCAACAACGCCCGCTTCGACATCATGCAGCAGTTCGCTCCTGGCTTCGATCCAGACCGGATTGCCGTTGCCTTCACCAAGGACTTGGCTGCTGCGACAGGCAAGAAGGTGCAGGGCACTGGCGCCCCACACATTGGGACCACGAGCATCTAAATGGGCCTGACCGACCTCGCAGGCGGGATCGACCCGTCGACAGCAGTTCTCGGAGCACTGGGCCTTGGTCCATTCTCCAGCGCCACGACGTTTCGCGTCGATCAGTTCGACCCGTCGACGCTGAACCCCACCCACTCCATCGTTCTGACGGGACGGGCGCTGCCCTACCGCCCCGCGGAGTTTGGCGGGAAGCTGCGCCTCATCACGACATGGTACCCAGGCAACCCCGTCGCCACGCCGCAGGTGCTCGGCCCCGAGGAGAGCCCCAGCGACTTCCACGGCATGTGGAAGGACCGATTCATTGGTGCTGCGGTGTCGGGCGGGTTCGTCAGCAACGTCAACCCGCCTGCGACCTACGACGGCCAGACGGTCGACGGGGCCTACAACCTCTGCCTCCTCTTCGACCAGTTCCGCCGCCAGGGGCTCCCGGTTCGCTTGACCTGGGACCAGGTGGTGCGCGTCGGCTATCTCACCGAGTTTCGGTTCAAGCCGCAGCGCCACCAGGACATCGAGTGGACGATGAACTTCACCTGGATTTCCCAGGATGACCAGGATGTGCCACCGAACGCCCCAAAGCTCCCCGACATTCTCGGTGGCCAGGGGCTCATTCAGAGCGCGATCAATGGCGTGTCGGCTGCCATGTTCCAGGCGAGTGATGCCCTGCAAGATGCTGCGTCGCTCCCGGGTGGTGAGTTTAAGGAAGACGCGAATGCGCTGAACAACCTCGCGACGACCGCTGCCTTCGCCGATCAGGACCTCAACAACTTGGTCAACTCGGACATCAACGCCTACCAGAACGGCGTCACAGGCTTTGGCGACACCTCAAACAACCTGGCGGTGGGAACGCTCACGGCGACCCAATCGTCACAGCGTGTCGCGGCGCTCGCGCAGCTCATCCAAAACAGCGCGCTCGACTACCAGTCTCTGATGGAGAGCGAGAGCGCGCAGGAGATCTACGCACCTACGCCCACCGCTGCTGGGCTCCTCGCGTCGGTCATGACTTGGAACACGCTCACCGCAGGGCAGGCGCTAAAGGCAAAACTCGCAACGAGAGCTATCAAAGACTCGGCGAGGGATCTGGGCTACCAGGCTGCCAACCAGGCGCTTAGCTTCCTCCAGGCGACTTCACAACCCGACATCATCGTTGCGTTTGTCGCGGCTGAGAACCAGGACCTCCGCTACGTCTCGACCCAGTTCTACGGCACGCCCGATGACTGGATCTCGCTCATGCAGTTCAACGGGCTGTTCTCCAGCGCGCTTTCGGCTGGCCAGGTCGTCTTCGTGCCGATTCGGCGGGCGGGCAACTAATGCCAACGCTTCCAAACCAGCCAGTTTTCAAGGGCGCGTCCAACCGCGTTGACCAATATTTCTACCCCTCGTGCGTGGCGCGCCTCGTCGTGCGGCTGGAGGAGACTTTTCAGCCTGAGCAGCAGACGATGCCCACGCCGTTGTCGATTGACGACGCCATCTTCAATCCCACCACACAGACGTTGTCACCGAGCGCGACGACGTTGCCGACCTCGCAGAGTGCTGGTGGCCGCGACGACCTGACCTTCCAGATCGACCGCATACCAAAGACCGCTTCCATCGAGTTGCCTGGCTACCGCAAGGCGGGCAGGTTCTCGATGACGTTCGACTACCGCGACCTGCCCATGGACCCACGGCAGATTCGGGCCATCGGCACCCAAATCCACCTGGGTACGGTGTCTGGCTACGACTTTGCTCAGGGCATTGTGGCCCCGCTTGCGCTCGGTGGTCGGTCGAGTGTGCTCAGGATTCAGGACGTTGGTGGGCAACCGAACCCCGCAACGTTGCTGCAGGTCGGCACCGTAGACGACGTCAGCTTCAAGCACGACAAGGAGTGCAGCGAGTTCACCATCTCGGGGCGTGACCTGACTGGCCTTCTCCTCGACTGCCCTATTCGCCCCGAGCAGCTCGCGCAACTCAAGCTGAAGCTGCCCATCGACCAGGTCGTCCGCCAGATCCTCTCGTTCAACCAGCTCATCGGACAGGCTGTTGACGTCCGTCCCAACTCGGTAATCGGCACTGACCCCATTCTCACTGAGTGGGACAACAACACACCACTGGCGCCCGCGGCTTCCCAGCAGACGACGTCTGGGCTCGCACTGGACGTCACACGGGTGCGGCTTGGTGTGAACGGATCGACTGGAAACCCGAGCGGCGCGACCCCGGGTATGTCGGCTCCTGGTGCCCCCAACAACGTGAACATGTGGGACATGATTACGCGCTACTGCTTCCTGGTTGGCGCGGTGCCCTACTTCGTCGGCCAAGTGCTTTGGATTCGGCGAGCCCGCAACCTCTTCGACACGCTCAACAAGAGCCCACAGACGGTCATCGACCCCAACCGCGATCAGCCCTTCCATGGAACGCGCACCTGGACCACGGCCAACACGGTGGAGCAGCTCAAGGTGCGGCGGCTCGTCTACGGGCAAGACATCCTCGACCTGCAGATGGAGCGGAAGATTGGCGGCGTCACGAAGCCCGTCATCGAGCTGGTTTGCATGAACACCAGCTCGAATCAGCGTGGCATGGCAACCAACCCGTCGACCAACACGAAGACGCCCGCGAAACTCCTGGTCTCGCAGTATCCGCAGAACCCAAAGGGCGCGCCGACCACGCAGATCCAGAAGCACCAGCGCAGCACCAAAGTCTCGCCAACCGGCAACAACGCGATGACCGACATCCTGCGGATTCCCGTGCATGGGATCTCCAGCCAGGCGCGCCTTGACCAGATGGCGCAGGACATCTGGACGGAGATTGCCTACCAGGAACTGGGCGGCAGTTTCACCACGCGCGACCTCTCGTCGCTCGGTGGCGGCAACAGTGACCCTGACCTGCTGCGCTTGCGCCCCGGTGACCCCGTCGAGATTCTCATTCGGTCAGACGTGGCACTGTCGCAGTCACCTGTGAACGCTGAACTGATCCGCCTTGAGCGACAGCTCACAGGGACAGCGCAAACGGAGTACATGAAGCGGCTCGGTCTTCAGGCTACGGCGGCCGACGCACTCGCGCGCACCAAGAAAGTTGGTGTGCCTGGCATGCAGAACTTCTACCGGGTCACCAACGTGAAGTTCACCTGGTCGCACGGGGAAGGCGTCATCATCTCGGCCAACTTCCAGAACTACGTCACGGCGCTCACCGCGGGTACGGCCCAGACGGCAAACGCGACCCCCGCTGTGGTCACCACCACAGTGCCTGGCCCGACAGTGCCTCAGTCGCCGACCAACACTCCAGCCCTCACCACCCCCTCCCCACAGACGACCAGCGCATGAGCATGCGATCTGACATCAGTCGGGTTCCCGACACGCTAGCCATTGGGAATGCCATCCGTGGGCCTGGGGTAGACACTCGCATCTGGGTGTCCCTCGGGACCGTCATGGGTGACCTGACAACAAGCCCCCCTGGCGTCGGCATCGACAACCAGGCTGGCACTGGCGGAGTTTTCGTAAGCGTCTACCTCATGCCGAGCGGCCACACGGACACCGCGCGGCTGGGCTCGCTGCACGCTGGCGTCGGGGTAGGACTGATGTGCCCCATTCGCGACGGCGATGAGGTGCTGGTCGAGGCGCCGTCGGGTGACCCCGACGAGGGGCTCGTCATCGTGGCGAAGCTCTGGTCTCCCTCCGATCCACAGCCGCCAGGGTGGAACAATGACTCGGTGACGCTGCTGGAGACGCTCCCGATCCAGCTTGTCTCCCCGAAGGTGCGCATTGGGAACCAGCCATCGGGGACTGCCCCCGGGGCCAGCGTCGACTACGCCGACACGATTGTCCTCGGGACCAACTGGCGGAACGCGGAGAGCACCGAGCACACGAGCGAGGAAACAGCCTACACTACCCTTATTACTGCGATGGCGACGGCTGTGAAGGCTGCCGGGGTACTGGCAACCGCAGCCACAACTTGGGCTGGTGCCCCAGGGCCTTCGGCGGGGACTTACGCGGCGGCAGCGGCAACGGGAGCGACGGCAATCGGTGCTGCCTTCGCAGCGATCAGTACAGCCGCCACCGACTTGAAATTGGCGCTGACGACTTACGAAATGTCAGCCAGCGGCTACCAAAACTTCCTCTCCACCTCGGGACAGATCGGACTCTGATGCCAGGCTACGGCACATCGCTCTACGGCACAGCCCCCTACGGTGGGGGCTCTGGCACGCAGATGACCATGGCGTCGATGCTCGCCGTTGCGACGGGCACCGTGCAGGTCACCTTCTCGTCGCCCCCGCTCGCCCAGTCCCCCAACGGGACGAACGACGCGCTGAACCCTCAGAGCTGGACCCTCACGCGGCTCGACACGGGCGCAACCTTTCCGGTGGTCTCAGTCGTCCCGCTCAATGAGGACGAGGTCAGCCCAGTAGACTTTCTCGTCAGCATCTACGGGACGTTCCCTGACTTCTCCGTCACGCTCCAGGCGGCGACTCCGACCCTTCTCGCGGCCGACGGCTCGACCATTGGAACCCCCTTCACCGCGACCTGCCCTGGCCTGATTGCAGTCGCAGTGTCCAACCCCGACGAGCTGGCATCGTCAATGTCGCTGTCGCCGACGGACATCGCCAACCCGCCCTTCAGTGGACTCACGGGTGGCGGCACACTCCAGGTCGGCCCCGACGGCGACTACGTCTCGGACACAGGCATCACGCTGCTCAAGAAGCTCATCATTCGCAGGCTGTTCACCTCGCTCGGCGGCTTCTACCACCTGCCCGACTATGGTGCGGGGCTCGCCGTCAAGTCACCTCTCCCACTCGGCGAGGTCGTGAAGTTTCAGCAGAACATCGTCCAGCAAGTGCAGAAGGAGACCGGGGTGGCCAAGGCAGCGGCGCAAGTCACCGTGCAGGCTGGAGTTGTCGTCCAGGTGCAGATTGCCGTGCAGACGACGCAGGGCGCCACTTTCTCAATCGGGATTCCGCTGACAGGCGCCCCGACGAACCAGGGAGCATGACATGAGTGACGTTCCAAACAGACAGGACCTCTTCGAGATTGCACGCAATGAGATCCTGACCCTCAACGCCAACTTGACGGTGACGGCGGTCGAGCGGCCCGGCAGCGATTCGAACGTGCTCCTGGCGGGCTCGGTGGCTGCTGGTGACGAAGTGCTTGGGCAGGTCACGCGGCTCGCCGCTGGTCTCTTCCTCGACAGTGCCAAGAACGCCGCCCTCGACCGGCTCGTCTTCGACCGCTATGGGCTCGTGCGCAAGCCAGCCGCGGCAGCTCTCGGGACGGTGAACTTCTACCTGCCCGCGGTCCCTGCGACGAGCTTCAACATCCCAGCGGGAACCATCGTCTCGTCCTCGAACGGCACACAGTACATCACGACATCACCCGTCACATTCGCGACCAACACAAACGGTGTAGCGCCGCTCCCTCTGATCTCGGCGCCAGTTCGCAGCGTGCAGGCGGGGGCCAACCAGCAAGCTGGTGTCGGTTCCATCGAGAACATGGTCACGGCGATCCAGCTCCCCGCGGGGGTGGTTGGCCCACTGAAGGTGGTGAACTCGCTTGCGACCGCTGGCGCCTCTGACGCGGAGAGCGACAACAGCCTTCGTTCGCGAGCGCGCAACTTCTTTCAGACGGCGCAGAAGGGCACCCTCTCTGCAATCCAACAGGGGGCGCTTGCGGTAGCTGGTGTGCAAACGGCGACGGCCATCGAGATCACGGACGGTGCAGGCATCCCATCGCGCTTCGTCGACCTGATCATCGCTGACCAGTTCACCCAGTTGCTCATCAACTACTCACCCACCGGCACGCTTCTGCCGGTGAACTACCAACCGCAGTCGCAAGTGCTCGCGCAAAATGTTGCAAATGCGCTGCTCAGCGTCCGCGCAGCGGGTATCTACGTCGACGTCATCGTGGCAAACGTGCAGCTTCTGCCGATCGTGATGGCGCTCGCCTATCCCTCGAACAACGACAACACTGGCCAGACCGCATTTTTGGCGCAGGCTGCGATGGTCGCCTACGTGAACAGCTTTAGCCCAGGGCAGAACTTCGACCCTGTTGCCGCAGCCAAGGCAGTCTTCCCCACAGTCGCCGGGCTTCTGGCATACCCCACCAGCCAGATTCTCTTGCCTGCTGGACCCTACGACGTGACCTCCGTCACCCAGGTCTTCCGCACTACCCTCGCTCTCGTGACCTACATCTAAACGCATGGGAACTCCGCTCACGTGGGCCAGTGGTTCTGAGACCTCGGTCTCGATGGCGTCGTCCATCATCAGTGACCCGTTTCTCATCCCTGGCACTTCGGTTGGCTGGTCGCTCGTCCTGAAAGTCACAGGCTCAGGTGGCTCAGGCATCGCAGGCAACTTCCAGCTCTGGGTGAGCAACGACGGCATCACTTACTCGCCGCTTGCGGGCTCGCTGCAGTCCGTCTACGTCGCCTCGGGGCAGACGCAGACCTTCAACTTCTCGGAAGCGAACGAGTTCTTCGAGTACGTCTACCTCGTCTGGACCCAGGTGGGGTCACCAGACAGCGGGACGATGTCGAACGGTTCCTGGTCGGGAGGAACCTCGGGCATCGAGGTCGAGTACACCCCCTCGCCGGGGGTCCCCGTCACCGTCTTCACACCGATCGGGATTCAGGTGACGGACAGTGGCGCGGTGCTTAGCCGCGTCGTCATCACTGTGAAGTTCCCAGGTGGCGCTGCTCCCGAGGTGATCTACGACAGCGAGGAGTTCTCCCCGCTCTACGCCCCCAACTCGACGGTTGCGCCGATTGCAGACGGCTTCCAGTTCGTCGTGCTAAGAACTGGCGGCTGGCTTGGATCTCCGCAGTTCGCGACCTACGCCTCGGATGACGTTGGAGGGCTTTCGACGTTCCCATGATCCCCCTTTTTCCGCTCAGCTCGCCGACAGCCCTCCCAGCGCCAGAGATCCTGGTTCCGGGAGCGCCACCGCCTGCGCCGATTACGCTCACGCCTGCCGAGCAGCCGCTCAGCCAGGCTGTCCTGTTGTCAGTCTTCGACCGCGTGCTCGACCCAAACTACCTGCTCCCGCTGAAGCAGCCGGGGCCAGGCTACGAGGTCCTGCAGGCATTCGCGTCGATGTGGTTGCGGGTTTCGCAAGCCGCGGTGAACTCGCTCAACGTCTTCACCTTGTCGAGCCAGGGCGGCGCATTTGCACAGGGTTTCGTCCAGTTCAGCCGCTCAGTGGTCGACATGGGCGTCGAGACGATCAAGGCGGGCACGCTCGTCACGACGAGCAACGGCAATCGCATCTTCATCACCCTCGACGACGCGATTTTCACTGCCACCGGCACCACGGCAACAGACGTCAATCCGCCCTACTCGACGTCGATTCCTGTGCAGGCAATCGTCCAGGACTACCAGTGGAACGTGCCAGGCAACAGCGTCACCGCGGCTGGGGTGGTCATTCCGGGCGACATCGACACGATGGTGCTCCCGCTCGTCTACTGTGGGCAGGCGTCGACAACTGTGGCTGCGGGCTCGAACAACGTCGACATCGCTTCGTTTCAAGGTGCAGGCATCTTGCACGTCGCCTCGACCGCGGGGTTCACGACATCCGGGCAGGTGACGGTTGTCACGAGTACTGGCACCTGGACCATCACCTACACGGACACCAACTCGACGTCGTTCAAAGGCTGCAACTCAAACGGCGCTGAAGGCGTGATGTCGACCGGCGCTGCTGTGGTTTTCGTCCAGCAGCTCATCTACGACCCAGCGATCACGGTGACGAACTCGGCGCCGACGACTGGTGGCCGACCGCCAATCCTTGACCAAATCGCGGCAGACCAGGGGCTCACCCGCCAGCAGGGAGAGAGCGACATCAGCCTTGCACAACGGATTCGCACCCTGCCGAACACCATCACGCCACAGGACATCTTGACCGCGGCCAACGATTTGCTTGCTCCCTACCTGGCGACCGCGCAAGAGCAGGAACCGCTCGGCATCGGGGCTCTCCCATCGCCTAATGGCTACTCTGGCATCCTTGTCGGATTCATGGACGTCGACCCGCTCCCGGTCAATGGCGCCGTTCTCCCCGAAGCAATCGGGCTCTGGTACATGGACCAGCCTGGGATGCTCTGGCAGAAGAATTTCTTTTTCGCGCAGAACAACGCGGTCCACCCAACCCAGATCGCGCTCACGAGCGACGGCAACATCTTCGTTGCGCTCAACTCGGGTTACACCGGGCCGACCGAGCCAGACTGGCCGAAGACGCTTGGGGCGACGGTCATCGACAACGCGGTCACCTGGCAGCTCCAGCTTCTGAACCAGCCACTCGTCGGACCCGGGCTCAACCAGGTTGTTCCAGTTGGCAGCACAGTCTCGCTCGGGATGCTCGGCCCCTCCGACGAAAGTGACCCGACCTCTCGGGGGTTCTTCCGGCTCAAGATCCCTTGGGTCACCAACGTTGACCCGGGACTTGGCTTTGCGTTCATGGGCTCCACAGGGACGCAGTCTCCTGCTGACCTGCTCTACCCCACGCAGGGTTCCTACACGGGCGGCAATGTGCCACTTGGCGACTACCCCTACGCTATCCCAGGTGTGGGTTTCTTCGACAACGGAAGCTACGCGGGCGACGCCCAGATCGTCAGTAAGCAACCTTTCCCTGCGGACCCTGGGCCGCCGTACTTCGAGCTGCCACAGTCGCCGACCAGCAAGGTGGCAGGTCAGATCTACAACAACACCATCCAGATGATTGCCGCAGGCGTTGGGTTTGAGATCACTGTTGGACCGTAAGAACCTGTGATAGGAGGAGTGAGACCGTGAGCTACGCGAGACAAGTACAGTTCAATCCTGGTGAGCAAATTCTCTCCAGCGACTTTAACAACCTGCAGGGGTTTGCTGGCCAGGAACTGTCAGATCTGACGGCGCGGCTCGTAAGTTCAGACTTTTTGTCAGGCGCATTTACGGGTGTTCTCGCAGGTCTCGGCAACGTCGCCTCTGGCGGTGTGCTCACAGGTCTGACCGTCGCTCCTGGTGGCCTTCTGACGGTTGTGGTCCAGCCGGGGCTCGGTTTCGACATCAACACCTCACCGCCAGCTTTGGGTACGGGTGAGGCCGCAAGCCAGAGCGCCTTCAGGTGGATTCGCGTCGACGCGGGCACTACCGGCGCAACGCTGGCTGGCCCCCCGTTCGCGTCACCTGGAAGTGGCTCCAACTGCTACCTCGTGCAGGCGATCGACAACGCCGCCCCCCAGACGAACCAGTCGCGCAACGTGTGGGTGGTCACGAGCAACTCAGTTCAAGCGCAGTCGCTCACCAAGGAAGTGGACCCGAACGCCCCAACGCTCACTGTTGTTGGGCCGACGACCTTCCCCGCGCTGCCGACGTTGAGCGCGGGCAACATCCCCCTCGCG